CCGACACTTCGATTTGCGAAGCGTTGTTCACCGTCACGCCGGATGCGTTGGTGGGGATGTTCTGCACGATGGTGTTGCGGATGTGGCCGCGCGACATGGGGTCGGCGCTCTCGCCGAACGCCACGGGCGAAACCGTGGCCAGCGGGTTGCCAACGAAGCGGCAGTCGTCAATGTAAACGCCGGAGCAATTGATGGTGCGGACAATGCGCTCCGCCGTCTTGCGAGGACCTTCCGCAAAGCAATTCTTAATGAAAACGCGCGAGACGTTCGCCTCGATCGAATAGACGTGACTATTAGGACCTACATTGGAGCAGCCGTGATAGAGCACATCAGTAATTCCACCGCTGCTGCTGCTGCACTCATTCACAGGCCCGTTGCCTAGCCCATCATTATGATTAACGTGGCATCCGATAAACGCAACACGACGCACCGGCACTGGCGTGCCGTTGCGCACTTGCATGCCACCTACACAGCGGCCAGTCACTCCGATGAATGTCACGTCTTCAACAATACCCACGCCGCTGCCGCCAGGAGTGACAACGCAAAGGCGACCAGTATCGTTACCGCTGCCGACATTAGTGCGGCCGTGGCAACTCATCCACAGCACGCGCCTAGTATCTTGATCTGCGCCGGAACCGCTTGTCGGACGCGTTACCTGGAACGGATCATCACCGCAGTCAATGCGCAGTCCATATGCGAAGAAGTCGGTGCCGTATTCATAACGCAGTCCACCCGCGCCAGTATTCGTCACTGCATAGATATCCATCCAGCGCTGCCAATTGCCATTAACAAGCGCGAGGCGCCCATTCTGCGCCCATCCATCTACGCGAAATCCGCGGAAGGTGCAGTCATTGAACGTGCCTTGGAAGACATTACCACGCTGATTTAGATCAGGTGTCCAGATGCGTCCTGGCCCTTCAAAGTAAGCATTGTTAGTCACGAAGCCGTTGTTAGGATCACTCTCAATCAGGCCATTCGTGCCTGCTTGATCGTAGCCACGCATTAGCGTAGCACCTGGTTGCAGGTAAACCTTTGCATTGTTGCGCAGATAGATTGCGCTGCCAAGGCGGTATACGCCATCAGGAATGATAATCGCATAGCCAGTGTCACGCGACCAATCAATGCCTGCTTGAATAGCATTGCGGTCATTCGCAAGTCCATCGCCTGTCGCGCCAAACTCAATCACGCTCTTCGCATTCGGCAGGAACGCATACACGCGATTAGCAATCTCATTCGCTTGCTGTGCTGCTGCCGCGGACTGCGCCATTAGATCATCGTAGTTAAGACCGAGCATTGATGCCTCCGTCAATCACGCTGTGGGAATTGTTCGATAGGACGCAGCGGGTCTAGTCCATTTAGACTAATATCTCGTCCTGTCTGATGCTGCCAGCGACGCTCTAGCGCCAGATACTCTTGTAGCATTGTCTTGTTTAAATCACGAATGCGCGCTACTTCCTCATTCACACGTGCATTAGTCACTTGTGGATCAGCGCCTTGCGAGCGTAGGCGAATGATTGCATCTTGCGCAGCAGTGCGCTGCGAGCGTAGAGGCGCAAGCACGTTATACAGCGTTCGCACTTCACTAAGCAGCGGCACCATGCTGTCATCAGGACGCGGACCACCACGTGTGCCTTCGACTTCACGAATAGCGCTACCGCTGCCTACAACGTCAGTGCGCGTTAGTCCCTGCATGAAGCCTTGTGCAAGACGCTCTGCGCTAGTCTCACGCTGCGCTAGTAGCTCGCCTACCATACCACGAGCAGGTTCACCGCGTGTGTAAGACATAAGCGGAGCGAGCATTGTGTTGCGGGCTAGTCCAGCCTGCATCGTCTGCGATAGCGCTGTAGGCAGATCATTGCCGTATCCCATCTGGCGATAGAACAGCAGTGCTTGTTCACCAGCAATCTGGAATAGATCGCGCATCACTAGATCGAACGTGCGATTGACAGGATCATTCTCTAGTCGCGTGTCAGCATATCCACGCACGCCGAGATCGCGCGGAGTATTAAGCACGCGTGGATTAAACACGTCGAACATGTTAGAGATATCCGGCCCGCCTGCTAGTTGCGTAAGCGCACTCACGCCAGGAGGCGCGTTTAGCGGGTTTAGTCCTTGTGACAGTCCTTGCCAGAATGCAGCAGGAGCGCGTCCTTCTAGAAACGCGCCAAGCTCTTCACGCATCGCAGCCATGATGCGCGGATCACCGCTTGCGACCATGTTAGATAGCAGCGCGGTAGCAATGCCTAGAGGCGCGCCTAGGATTGGCTCCATCGGAATGCGGATGGCTTCTGTAGGCTCCATGCCTGCAATACTGACATACGCACCGTTAACTAGACGACGCGGATCAGCATTGATCAGCGCATCCATATGACGCGTGCCGCCTTCTTCTTCATCCGCCATCATTGCGCTATACACAGTAGCAGCTGCGCCTAGTCCGCTGATAAGCGCGACGTTGCTAACAGTGCGAATGGGCTGCTCGCGTAGTGAGCGTGTGAATGCGCGTGTAGCTTGCATAGTGATGTTCGAGTAGTTCATCACGCTAGTAGCTTGCTGCACCCATGTAGCGCCACCACGCGCCGCAGGATCGCCTTGCAGCCTGCGCGCAGTGCCATGCAGTAGCTGTGGAGGCACGCGATCGCGGTTCAGCATTACGAATGCCGCAACAGGTGCATCGCTGATGATGTTCAGCATGCTTGTGAACAGGCGCCACGAACGCTGTGCAGCGGCAGGCGTAACCTGCCGACCGGCGAAGCGTGCGTATTCTTCGATAGCAGCAACGCCGCGCTCACGCGGATCAAGTGGCAGCGTCTTCGCAAACTCAGGCGTCAGCGCCATCTGCGCTAGATTGAGATGCTCAGACGCGCGTGGATCGTATGTCAGTCCTGTGCCGGTGCTTCCCATGCGGCGCATCTCAGCAAGCAAGCTTGCTTCATACACACCAGCAAGGCGTGCTTGTAGCCGTTGCGGATCGACGCCGGTAGCGCGAAGCGTTGCCGCCAGCGGTCCCTTAGCGTAGATGCTACGCGATAGCTGTGCAGACACTGCGCGCGCACTCTCAGCCGCAGCATTGCGTGCGCCTGCGATGCCTACAGCAGCGATGAACGTCGGATCAATAATCGGCAGATTACGCCCGATTGCGCGCTCTAGATAGCCAGCAGCCATGCCACGTGGACGGTTAATCATCACCGCAGTGGTACCATATGCAGCGCTGATAGGCGCTTGAATGTAGCCAAGCAGCGCAGCAATTGGCCCGGTCGTAGCATTGCGCTGTAGCTGTGCCATGCCTGATACTAGCGGCACAGTCGCACGCGGATATGTCTTCACGCCTTGCGCAATCTCTGGCGCAAGCTCTACGCCGAACGTCTGCCCGTTAATGCGCACCGGCAGGATTTCCGTGCCTGCTTGCTGGTTCTTGCGAACATCAGCAATAGGACCAGTGATGCCGATGCCTAGCGTTTGCAGCGCATCGCCGGTGTTCTGATTGATCTTCTCCGCAGCCTTATACACTTGCTGACGCTGGCGGTTCTCTAACACAATGCTGAGCACTTCCTGCCATGCATTCTGGCGTGCGAGGATCGGATCAGCAACTTGATTAGGCTCCATATATGGAGACATGTCACGGCGTGAGATTGGCGTGTTATCCGGCAGCATTGTATGCAGATAGCCTGGACGAACGTTCGCCATCTTCTGAATAGTCGTTGCGTCGAAGATGCCTTCGCGCAGGAATAGCTGGCGCATTGCAGCGTTGTCAGTGAGATCTTGCTTAAGCAACGCAGACACAGAAGCATCTTGCCGACCACGAGCAACAATGCGCTTTAGATCATCCATGCTATGCTGTGGGAATAGTCGCGGCTCTGGATCGCCGCTTGCGGTGAAGCGTCCTTCACGCGCAGCCTGATTGCGACTGTCGATTTCATCTAGTGCGCTGCGCGTGTTTGTGTAAAGCGCAAACGTCTCCGGCGTTTGCTGCCCAAGTGCCGTGCGCGCAAGCTCATACTCTTCTCCTGGCGTGAAGCGAATGCCATCAAAGTCGCCGCGACGGATGATTTCATTCACGCGATCTTGCAGCGGCGCTTGCTGGACGTTCACTGCAAAGCCTGCGTTAATCTCCGCAGCTTCATCAGGCGTAAGCAGACCGCGCTGTGCGGCTTCGCTAATACGCGATTGCGCAGTTGCAGTATCATCAAGCACACGGCGCTCAAAGCGCTCGCCGCTGCCTTCCTGCCGCACGATTGGCACTTCTTCGCCTAGAGCATTCTGCGTCATGCCGAATGCTGCTTGCGGATTGACCAGTCCACCGGGCACTTCTGGCTGTGTAGGGGTAGCAGGAACCGCAGGAGCTTCTTGCGCGCGCTCGATTGCGCGATTGACGCGAAGCTGGCGCAGCGCTGCAAGACCTCCGCCAGTGACTAGCGCACCGCCTACGAAGTAAGGCGCATTATCCAGCGCCCATCGTGACCAACTACGCGGAGGCGGTCCTCCTGCGAGTGGATCATCTGGATTAGGAGGCGGGGGTGCTGCAAGCGGATCAGCGTCTTCTGCTCGCACATTATCAACAAGCTCTTGAACGCCTGCGCCAATAGCTCCGCCAGCAATAGCATTCAGCGCGACATTAGGCGCGTTTAGCGGAAGCGTTACAGGCGTCACGGCTTCAACAGCACGTCCAGCAGGCGTAGCTAGAAAGCGTCCAACGCCCGGCGCTAGTCGCGTTAGTGCTGATACGCCAGCAGCAGGCACGCCGACAAGCGCGCTGCCTAGCGTGCGTGCCGCAAACTCTGCCGTGTTATCACGCCAGTTAGGGTTCTGCACGCCGAAGAAGTTGTTAATCGCACTCTCAGAACCTTGCTGCAAATCTTGTAGCGTAGCATTGCCTGTAAGCAGTCCTGGCAGACCAAACACGATATCGGTTGGTGTAGATGTGAAGCCCGCTGCTAGTTGTCCTAGCAGACGGCTACCGCTAGTGCGTTGTCCACGCGCGCGCTGCTCTGCACGTTCATCACGCACAGGAGGAGGCGCTGCTAGTGGATCAACACTCGGCGGCGGGCGGAGAAGTGGATCGTCGCTCATTAGCGTGCCAGTGCTGCGTTAATTTCTTCTGGCGGAACACCCTCACGAGCCAGTTGTTCACGTAGCTGTCGATCATTCCAGCCAAGGCGCCGAGCGTTTGCAACGCGCGCAGCGTGCGGCGATTGCGCAGGCGCGGCTTCTGCCTGTGCAGGAGTAGGAGTAGCTTGCGCAGGTGCGGCAGGCGCAGCAGGCGCAGAAGCGCCAAACATGCTTTCCATAGCACGACCGAAGCGCGGATCAAGTGCGCTTAGCTCTGTGCGAGCACGCTGCCTCGCTGCTTCACGTGCGGCTTGTGCTTCTGCAATTTGCGCAGGCGTTAGCGGTGCCGTGCCCGGAAGTGGAATGACTTGGCCATTGCTGATGTTGAACGAGTTTGGCGCCCGCGAGCGCGTCAGCACTTCACGCATTGCGTTGTCGCCAGCACGCTCAACACGATCACGCACTGCGATTAGCTGCGGCGGCGTTAGCTCGTTAGAGCCGCCATTAGCTCGCCCACCGCCGCTAGGACCGCGCAGCGCATCTACTGTGCGTGCATTGTTCAATGCAATTTCACTGTTGCGCAAACCTAGCCGGGTAGTCGTGAACGCGCGTGCGTCTTGCACACCTTGCGGCGTGAGAAGCGGCTGTAGCATCTGTAGCGTGCTACCTGCATCCGGTGTTTGCATGTAGGTGCGCGCAAGATTAACATCTTGCCCACGACGTGCAGTAGCGTCAGCCATGCGCGCAAGAGCGCTTTGCTGAGTATTAACCGCATCCAGGTTCTGCTCATAAGCATCCTGCGCGCGCAGGCGATCAGCATTCAGCCCACCTAGAAAGCCTAGCACTTGCGGTGCGCCTTGCTGATTAAGCAAAGCAAGCGCGCCAATTTCTGCGTTGGATGGACCGAATGCGTCACGACGAGGCGCAGTCAGTCGAGAGATGCGACGCAGCGGGCTTTCGACGCTGTTCTGCTCTACAATGTTCTCTTCTTCTGCCACTAGTAGAGCCCTCCTTGACGCGGATTAGGCTGCTGTTGCTTCGTGTTATCACGATTGCTAAAGCGCCCTAGCTCAGTGAATAGGTTATCAAGCGAACGTCCTACACCTGCAATGCCGATGCCTGTGCGCTCGTCAGTGTAGCCTAGGCGCGGCGCTTCGACCTGTCCGCTGCGCTGTAGGAAGCGCGATGCAAGCTCAGCCGCTGCCGTGCTGTTGCGGTTTAGATCATCGAATGATCCGCCTTGTAGACGTGCTGTAGTCTGCCCGCTTGCACGACGCATTGGCGCTGCCATTGCTTCTTCTGCCATTGCTGTCTGTGCGCCGCGTGCATTGACAAATGCCCCAGGAGCGCCTGCACGTGCGCGCGCAAGGGCTGTGCGACGGTTTGCAAGCGCCTGTTGCGCGGCATTGGCGATTGCGACTTCTCCGCCGCTACCCGTGCGAATTGCGTTCACACCGACTGCATTGCGAAGATTGTCCGCACCGCTGTCAGCTTCTGCAAAGCCTTGCTCGATGAGCCCGCCTTCCACGCCGCGCATGCTCTGGCGACCTACGCCACGACCTGCGCGTGCTGCATCTGCATCACTGCCAGCGGCTAGACGGCGCAGAAACGCCTCACGCGCTTCGGCACGCGCACGCGGTTGATCTACCGCAAAGCCTGTCGCAGCTTCGCTATCAGCAACATTTTGCATACCGCGCGTGAATGCCGCAGGCGTTGTAGTCCAGCCTACTCCTGGCACATACTCTGTGCGATCACCGCGTGCGTTAGTCTGCGCAGCAGTAGCTTGCTCACGCTGGAAGTCAGCGTTGCGGCGGTTCTGTAGCCAGTTAAGTAGAGCAATGTTATTGCTCTCTTGCTGCGCTGCTGCTGCTGCGCTGCCTTGCGATGCGCCTAGCAGGCTGCCTAGCAGATTACCGCCAGCGGATACTAGCGGCGCTGCTGCTGTAAGGAATGGTAGCACCATTAGAATGATCCCTCCCCGCCGACGCCACGTTGTGCTTGCTCACGCTGACGACGCTGACGCTCTGCAAGCGCTGCTGCTGGACTTAGCTCATTCGTGGCAGATGGGTTCTGCGAACCTTGCGCTACGCCAGCGCGATTGAGAATGTCGCCAATGTCGAAGAAGCTCTGTCCAGCGAGCGCGCCTTCAATCTCACCGCCGAGATTGTTATTGAACGTGCCGCGCACTTCTTCTAGCTCACGCGAGAATGGCGTGATATCGAAGTCAGGCTCGAAGATATCGAGACTGCCAGCACGCTCTAGTGCGCGATTGCGAACGTCACCAGCACGCCCGCGGAAGCGCTCGATTACGCTATCACCAAGAGCTTGCGCTTGTGCCCGAGCACTACGCTCTAGCTCACTAATGCGTCCAACGCCTGACTGAAAGCCTGTGTCGGTGAGATTACCGCGCGCGCGTGCACGCTCTAACTGCGCCTGCGCTTCACCAGACTGGCGGCCTAGAATGGCATCAATGAATGGATCATCGGCAGATGTGCTAAACATGCTAGAGAAGTCGCCAGGAAGCTCACGCTGCACACGTGCTGTAGCGCCTGTGCGGCGTGCTGAGCGATCCTCATTAAGCAGCGTATCTACGAAGTCTGTGTTGAAGAATTGTCCCACACCCTGCGCACGCTCTGGAATGCGTAGGCGTGTCATGTTTAGCTCACGATCAATGCGATCGTTGTAAGCATTAGGATCAAGGCCCATGCCTTGCAGACGTTGCTGCGCAGCGCTACGCGTAAATCCCATTGCTTCATTAAGCTCGCGCGTGAAGCGCTCGCTGTCAGAAGCATCTGCCGCAGCACGCTGTGCGCGATCTTGCTCTGCACGCGCTGCATTAGCAGCTTCTCGCTCTGCGTTCAGCCTGTTCTGCTCTGCGATAATCATCGCAGTGCTATTGTTGCTACTCCCGCGGCGACCGCACATCCGTTAAATCCTTCTCCATTACCACGCCCATACGACGAAAGCCTACCTTTTCCAGCATGCGCTGTGCAGGCTCTTCGTTATTAGGCGCGACGATCTCCATGATTAGCGCATCTGCTTGCGCTCCTTTCGCCCATTCATACGCGCTAAGCAGCAGCTTTGCCGCTGCGAATGTGCCACGCCATTCTGGCATTACGAAGAATGCTAGGTCACGCGCTGCAAGACCCGGACGGAATGCGTATGTCTCTAGCTGCAATGCAATGAAGCCTACAATCTCAGCGTCATCAAGCACTGCAACGAAGCATCGGCTAGCCTGTCCGTTGTCTTCTACAAAGCCTTTCACTGTTTGCTGGATGATTGCATCATCTGCTTGCTGCGATGCAAACTTGCCTTCTTGCATCATGCAGCGTGCTAGATACTGCATCTGTGTAGTGTGACATTCTTGCAACACTTCGATACGGATGCCCATCGGATTGCCTCAAAATAATGGGCCTAGGCCCCTTGAAGGCCCCGCCGAGCCCTTGAACCCGGCCCGGCGGGGCCTAATATACTAGAACAGGGAGAGTATTGTCCAGCTCATTCGCCGCAGGACGTGGCTGCGTGGCGCTTCGCGCTTACGCATTTAAATAAGAGAGCGTATAAAGTCGCGCAGCATTGGCAACAGTGTCGGATTAGCGACCACTGCCGCAGTGCTGATTGATGCTTCAATTAGAAGCACCCAACAGATCAGCCGTAGCTGATCCATCTTCTTATGAACAATCTCCCATCGCTGTTGGCATAGATCAACGTGGACGCCTAAGTTCTCACGTTCGCTGCTAATGTTGCGAATTCTATCCATTATGCTCTCCATTCTAGGTAGATGTTTCCTGCAAGGAAGTTACTCGTTGGACTTAGTAGGAAAGTGATGCGATCAATGGCGCCCACTCGCTTAAGGCGACCTCCGGAAACGCCAACGCTATTATTGATCGAACTATTAGAGTAAAACGACCCACTCACAGACGGAGCGCTGCCAGGTGCGGATGAAATTGCACCTTCCGCAGTATTGCCTTGATTAACTTCACCACATGTAGGCAGAATTGTAATCCAAGAGTCATCTTGATTAACAAATACCGGCACTCCGCTCGCTTGATTAATTATCGCCATAGTGTAATAATCAGTGGAAAGTAGGTCGTCATCTGGCTGCCCGCCGCGGCGAAACCGCATACGAACGCCGGTTGCAACACTAAGCTGCATGCCTGATAGATGATAGCGAATAGTGCGCGCAGTCGTGGGCACATTTATCCGAATTGCCGCAACTGGCGCAGTAATATTAAATACCGCGCGCGACTCAATTGTCGCAGCTTGCAGCGCAGTAATCTCTGCTTCCGCTGTGTCTAGCTGCGTGGCGAATGCTGCCTTGTTAACAGGGCCTGCTCCGATGAACGAGCTATCAATCGCGCTAGGCATTAGATATGTCCTCCAATGTTGTGATGCAGCTTGAAGCCGATGATGCGGAAGTCTGCGATTGTCTCACCGTTCACACGGTATTGCGCATAGCGAAAGCGCGCTGGCCAAGCATAGAGAAACATGTTGTTAGTCGGACGCAGCGCTAGGGGAGTAGAGCGCGTGGGTTCTAACGTGTTGTTAAACTGCGCGGTCAGCGCTGGCGTTTGCGTGTTTCGATCTAAATACATGCTGACAGTGTAAGCACTCTCACCTTCTGCCATCACTTCTAAATACTGGCTATGCTTGATCGAACCTGCAACGCGCAGATCGCTCATTACTGTGCGAATGCTATACGCGATCGCAGTGCCGTTGAAGTTTGTCGCTTCAATCCAGCCTGTTCCGTCATCGAATAATGTGCCATCACTGAATGGCTGATTGCCCGGCACAGCGTAATCCTGGAACACAGGCTCGCTTGCGTTGCGGTAGTAGTAAACCTTGTTGCCATCAACAAGGAACACGCGTCCCTCTTCACTACGGCATCCGCATTGATAGTGCATGCCTGTGAATGTCGTCCACGCCTTGAAGCGGCTGCTACGGTCGTAGCAGTATGTGAATACAGTGTTGTTGCCGCTGCCTACAGCAGGAATGAAGAACATCACATGCTGTGATAGGCGATCATGCACAGCGAATGCTTCATCTTCCAGCGCAGCTTCGCTGAACGCAGACAGGGCTTGCTGAATGTTGCGGCTGATTAGCAGCGTCTCACGCTGTGGTGAGATGCTATTTGTAATCAGCGCACGCTGTAGCGATGAAACGCCCACAGTGTCCATGATCAGTGCATCATCGCCTAGCACAACAGCAGTGTGATGCCCCACACCGCCGTGGCTCTCGATTGTGTCATCAATGACTGGCACATGTAGCGGAGTTGTGTCATCATTGTAGCGACCGAGCAGACATGCAAGCGTCGCACCGCGATACATCACCATCAAGCGATCACGGAAGGTGAACAACCCTTTGATCTGTAGCGGACCTTCGGTGATATACGTAGCAGTCTGAAAGTTTACAGCGTCATTTGGTGCTGGATCACCGAAGAATGTTCCAGACGTGCCCTTGTTGGAGATGTATAGCGTTGTCTTGTCAGTCGGAGTGACTGCTAGAATGAGGTAATTGTTGTGTGTAGCGCAATACTTAGCGCGGGGCGTGTTGATGTTGCTGCCTGTGCCTAGGTCTTGCAGATAGCGCACAGCAAATGCGCTTGTCATAAGCAGCGGCTTGTCAACACCGTTGCAGATAACAAGCTCACCGCGGAATTGCGCAAAGCTGGCGAAGGTTAGTCCACTACTCCACCCGGCCGGAGCGCCTGGCAGCAGCGCAGCAATTGCAGTGCTCCACACAAGCGTAACAACGCCTGCACCATTGATCACTACAATGCGGCCGCTTGCATCTACAACGACAATGCGACCATTGTAGTAGGTGCATCCTACTGCGTTAGTCACATTCGTCGTCATATCCGCAAACTGTGTAGTGCCGTAGCGCACGCGCAGCACGCCATTAGCGTCTGGATACATGTTCGCAGCTTCAACAAGATACTGCGCTGATAGTCCTAGCTGACTATCATACGTATTCAGTCCGCCCTTGAAGTTGCGTGCGACAGAGATGCGCATTAGAAGTCCGCCTCTAGCCAGCGGTCAGGACCAAATGGCGCATACGTGCGGCTGTCTAGAATGATTGGCGCACTGTTCTGCGCGCGCGTTAGCTCTTCTAAGCGCTCATTGTAAGCTGCTAGAGGCCCGCGCGCTACGTTGCCATCGAAGCTGAGATACGCCGCAGCAGCGCCATTAATAAGCACAGCGCTGTCAAATGGTACGATGATGTTAGGATCATCAAACAGATTGAGCGGATCAAGCCGCACATACGCCATGAGAGGCGTGTCAGTCGTTGTCACGCTTGCAATGGGGTAAACTTGAAACAGCCGCTGCCGTGCAGGATCATCCGCAACGGATAGCTTCTTGATATACTTTGGCACAGTGCCTGCCATGCGTCGCGGATTTAGTGAACCAAGCATCGGCAGCGGGCGCTGACTAGTGTTCCAATACACTGCCTGCACATCATCGCCGCCTTGTGCTGCGTATCCGAATGTCGTGAATGGAGTGACAACGAAGCCTTGAGTACCGTCAAGCTGACACTCCACCCACTGCATCATATGTTCCCAATACAACTTACCGCGGACGTTCTCAAATGTCTCGCGGATCAGATTGCCAATCTCGTCTTCGCTGTATAGCTGCGCACCAGCGCCGGGCACTTGTCGCACACGCTGAATGGTGCGCTGAATGAGCGTGCTGTAAGGCAGGTGCATGGCTGCTCTCCAAAGATGCGCGGCGCAGGTTTCCCCGCGCCGCGCTGTTCACTTACGCGAAGAAGTGTGCGTTACCGTGCAGGTTGTTCGTGTCTGCGACATAGCGAAGCTCGAACGTGTTGGTGCCGTTCGGGATCACTGTCACAGGCAGATACGTGCCACGCGGATCGGCGTTCGTCGCAGTCGGCGTAGTAGCATTCGCAAGGCCCACAACGAATGTGCCTGCGTTTGCAGTAGTGGTGCCGTTCTTCACTTCGATGAGGCCCTGAGTAGTCAGCATCTTCTCAGGTAGGCCCATCAGATCGGTTACACCGAGCGAGACAGTTGTCGCGGCGGTTGTCGCGATGTTGATGCTATCAACATAGCGGAACGCTTTGACGCCTAGCACGGGTGTAGTGCCGTTCGCGGTGATATCCTCGCGCATAGGCTGGCCGAGATAATCACGACCGCGCACGATGATGACGCCGGAATAAGCACCGGCCGCGACAAGTCGCAGACCACGACCATAGCGCCCCATTGCAGCCTCTGTCTGCGCAGCAGGATCAGCTACAACGAAGGTGCCGGCAGCCGCGACGGACTGCGCATTGAACAGCAGCGTGTTATTCGCTGCCGCAGGGGCGCCGTAGGATGCGAAGATAATCCCCGCACCCTCGACGTTTGCAGTGTAAGCCTTCGCAGGAACACGAAGGTTAATACGCTGCGGGTAGTATAGTGCGTGACGACGCGCCATTACTCATCCTCCTCAACAACGGCCACACGCGAAAGCACACGCTCTACAGCCTGCTCCGGCGTGAGCTTGACTTCGCGCACTTCGGGACGAACGTGCTCATTCGGAGCAACCATGAGGCGGCGCACCGCTTCATCGCCGCCTTCAATGCGCACGCTGTGTCCCGTGATGAACATAACTAGACGACCGTCCTTGACTTCACGCACCTTGTCTTCGCGTTCCCACGAAAGATGCTTTCCGTCAGGCGTCTTCTTCGCCTTATAGACAGTCTCAGTGACCTTATACGGCGCCAGCTTCTTGACGCTAAATGTTTGCTTCGCCATTATCCGACAGTCCCGTTACGGACAACAGCATGCGTGCGGAAGAACTTCCACATGCACATCTGTCCCTGCCACACCACGCGCACGCCGGTTGCATCTACAGTCCATGGAGCAACAAGGTTCTTGCGCTTCATGTTCACATGCTTTAGCACGTGAGGCTTCATATACTTGCTGTTGATAAAGTATGCACGGTTCGGTCCGCAGTCTTCATCGAACAGCATCGGCACGCCATTGTGCATGCAGCCTTCAAAGCCAAGATCATACATGGCCTTGCCACCCTTGCCGCTATCAAGCGGAATGGTGAACTTGTCACGCACTGCCTGTCGGTATGTGCGCCACATGTTGCGGCCCATCAGGATGAGATCAGGCTTGTCATCCTTGAGCTTGAGGTCCATTAGAACATCGTCGAATGCCTCTTCGATGTTCGTGGCATCAAGCGCGCCTCCAAACTGATAAGCAGACGTGCGGAATTGCGCATCAGCGCGAGATTGTCCGCCAATCGTGCCAGCAGTCGGATCGTCAGGAATGAGCGATTGCAGGCCAAGCGGCTCAAGACCGCCGCCGATGCCGTAGAACCACGAGCTAAACTGCTCTGTGATGCTCTCAAGCAGCGCCTTTAGCTTCACGTCAAGGATTTTGACAAGCGCTTCTGCACCCTGCACTTCGTCAACTTCCTGGTCGGACACGATATACGTGCCGACGATGCGCGAGTAACCATAGCCGATGGTCGTTAGCTCGGTCGTCTCGCCGATGGGCGCCTCGTCGTAATACTGCACAGCAGCTACGTTCGGGTTACGCCCAACGATCATTGGATTGGTGATGTTTGCACCACCATCCTCTAGCTCCACCTTCCCGCTTGCAGTCATCCATGCGTAGAACGCATTGGACTTGACACTCGCCATGATTAGATCACGACGAGACTTGTCAATTAGCCCGTGGATGACATTTTGCAGCGTTCCGCTGGCAGCGAACGCGGTGTTAATGGCCATTGATTAACGCTCCATGCTAAAGTTGTATTGCTTCATGAGAGCGCGGATGCGGTCACGTGTGTTGTTACCAGCGATCGGCGCCTCTTGCATTGGTGCTTGCGGCGTCAGCGTGCCACTGGTTGTCTGCGCAGGGGTCGTTGCGCGGTTAACTCGCCGCTCTTGCGGCTGTGGGTTATACAAATCAATTCCGCGTGCATTCGCCTCGCGCTCAATGCGAAGTGCGATTTGCATCGGCGTCATATTCGGATGCTGTTGCAGCAGTTGCGCAAACGCAGCCTCATGCCGCGGTAGCCATCCAAACTCTTCTGTCAGCGTATTCCACTCACGCTGTCCTTGCTCTAGCGCTTCTGCTTCTTGCGTAGCAGTCTCGCGATCCTTCACGAATGGCGCGACTGTTTCCTTTAGCATCTTCTGTAGTGCAGCAGCCTCTAGTCCCATACCTGGGATGTTAAGGCCACGCGCAGCAGCGTCTGCTAGAAGCTCTTTAATCGCCTGCTCTGGGTTCGTCTTATACAGCGCGCCCCATTCCATCGAAGCAACAGCTTCGGTAGGCGAGAGCTTAAACTTGTCAGGCGCTAGTGCAGCTTCGCGATACGCCTTTAGCTCTACATCAGCACGATCAAGCTCAGCGCCTGCGTCACGAATGCGGCGCATAGCATTGCGCGCTGCTTCGTAATACGCACGCTCGTTGCCTGCACGCGCAACGATGCGTCCATCAGGTGCGACTAGATTTCCATGCTTGTCTGATGGCAGGTGCTGGTCGTAGATTTGAGGTCGCGCGCGTCCTGCGCTTGCTTCTCCATCAACTGTGTCAGCACTGTCAGTGCGAGTGTTCGCGTCTGCATTCGCATCGCCAGCGGCATCTTGTGCTGACGCTTCTGGCGTTCCCGCTTCTTGCGATACTTCTGCACCATCGGGTGCCGCAGTCTCTTCTTCATTGCCTAGCTCCGGGTTGCTGGCATTCATCATGCTGTCAATTGCGCTCTCAAGCGCGTTTGCCTCGGATGGCATTACATCTGTCCTTCTTGATCAGCTAGTCGGATGATTTCTGGAAGCACTTGCGCGACTGGCAGCCCTTCGGCCAGGGCTTGCCCCAGGGCCATCTTAGCGCCCGGCGGCAAGTTGTCAACAGTCAAGGCAAGCTCCTGTAGCCCTACCTCGGGCGACTGCGGCCCCTCACTGCCACTAGCGCCTTGCACGCTATTACCGCGTTGCATTGCCATTTCAATCTCTTGATTTAGCGCATCGAAGGTTCCTTCTGGAATGGGGAAGTCGTCGAATGCTTCCTTCATCATGGATAGAATAATCTTCACAGAAGTTACTGGCGCCTTGTCCGCAATGCTGGATAGGATGCGCGCTTGTTCTAGCGCGAGCGCCTTCTTTGCTTCACTGCTAGGCTTCTGCGTGCTTCCGCCAACTGCCTGCACATTGAACATGCCGCGCAGTGCTTGCGGATCGTAGTTAGTCCAATCATCTGCGCGCTGGCCGATGATGCTTTCTACTTCCTCACGAGCCATGCGCAGTGCGCAGATGAATGCAAGGCCGTAGTATAGTCGGCCAAGCCAATTCTCGATTGCGCTAATCTTCTTGTCTAGTCGTGTCGCAGTGCTAGACTGATAGCTCTCGATTGCGCGATTAGTCGTGTTAGTCTTAAACTGCACGCCGCGCATCGTATCCGTGATGCCGCTCACACGGTCCATGCTCGCGTATAGCCGCTGCGGATCGAATAGATGCTGTGCACGCAGGATAGCATCATGCGGAGAGTAGAACATATCCGCAAGCTTTTCACCGCTAGGCACTTGAATGCCGCGTGCGACTTTCTTGCTAGTATTGCTAAGCGCGGCTTCAACCGTCGCAGGCGGCAGGCGGTCATCGAACAGAATGTTGTTCAATACGCGCATGCGTGCGCGGTTAAACTCGCTGTGAATTTCATTCACCGCGTCTGCTTGGTCTAGGTAGTAAGTCACAGGACTACGCGCATACGCGCTACCCGGCGTGACTGTGAAATACAGCGGCTCTAGCGGAGCGAAGTTGGGCAGCCCGTATGGATCATCTTCCACCCAGATAGGCCAGTCCCACTTGTTCGCTGCGTATAGATACACTCGCCGCGTTGTGCGAT